TTTTTTTTCTATGTTTTTTTTTTAATGTATCTTCTAATTTTTTTTCCAAAGATTTTTTATTTTTCTCTCCAAATTGTCTATTCTTAAATAATCCAGCTAAATCTTTTTCATCCAATCCTACATATATTCCTTCATTTCCATTACGCATTAATATATTAGCATTTTTTCCGTCATATATTCCCATATATTGTGTATCTTCAATCACTTTACTGTCGCCTTGATTATTTATAACTGTTTTAGACATTCCTTTACTTATTATTGAATTCATCTTATATTTATATAATATTTATTATTTATAAAATGGATATAATTTTAGATAAATTACCAACACCTTCTATTTCAAGAAATACAACAACTAAACTGAGCACAAAAATAAAAAAAGATCGAGAAAAAGAAGCAAAATTCAAATATTTGGACAAATTATTAGATAAAGAATTTTTAGATAAATATTTTAATGAAAAATAAATACATATTGTATATGACAGACAATATGTATGGTAACGCTCGCAATAATAAAGGAAAATTAGAGTTTAATAAAAAAGTTAAACCAGGTAAATGTATAATTCCATTTAAATACAAATGGAAAACACAAGATAATTGCTATAAAACACCCAAAGGAGATATATGTGCGACAACAGTAAGCAAGCGTGGTACTTTAAAAACATATGGTTATTGTTATAAAAAAAACAGAACTAAAAAAAAAGAACCAAAGAACAATACAAACAAAGCTACGAGAAATAAACACCTTGTTAATACTATAAAAAATAGAAAACCAAGAAAGAAAAATACAATTAAAAAATTTAGAAAAAAAATCAAGCTACCTCTTAATAAAATTGAATTAAAAAAAGTAGTTAAAAATATAGAACATAAAACATCTAATATGAATTACTTAGATCAATTTATAACACTACTTGAAAAGTTGGAAAGTCTTATGACTAAAAAAGGCAAACATTTTAGAGCGCGTGCGTATTCCAAGGCAAAAGACTCGCTTATATTGTATGGAAAACCTATTCATAAGATTGATGATATTAAAGATTTACCCAATATTGGGTCTACAATGCTTAAAAAATTTAAGGAATATAAAGATACGGGCACCCTTGAAGTCTTAGAAAATGCTAAAAATGATCCAATGTTGATATTTACTGAAATATATGGTATTGGATCTAAAAAGGCAGAAGAACTTGTTAAAAAACATAAAGTAACTACTATTAAGGAATTGAGAGAAAAACAAGAAGAACTTCTTAATGATAAACAAAAGATTGGACTTAAACATTATGAAGATATTTTGAAACGTATTCCACGTAAAGAAATCATTCAATATGAAAAAGAACTAAAGAAAATATTCCAAAAGGTTAAAAACAGTGGTAGCACATTTCAAATCGTCGGTTCATATCGCAGAGGAAATACAGATTCAGGTGATATCGATATTTGTATTAGTGACCCCGATGATGACGTAGAAGTTTTCAATAGATTTCTAGACGCACTTATTGAAAAGAAAATACTCATTGAAGTTTTATCTCGTGGAAATGTTAAAAGTTTGGGTGTTTCGAGAATTAGGAGAAAACCAGCACGACGAATTGATTTTATGTTTACACCACGTAAGGAATTATCCTTTGCACTTCTCTATTTTACAGGTAATAAAACATTTAATACCTTAATGCGAAAAAGAGCATTAGATTTAGGTTATTCTATGAATGAACACGGTTTATACAAGATGGAAAAGGTAGGAAATAAAGTTAAGAAAGGTAATAAACTTGAAAAGTATTTTCCCGAAGAAATAGATGTATTTAACTTTTTGGGTATGGATTATAAAGCACCAAAGGATAGAATTGATGGGTCGTCTATTGTTCTTTTAGAAGATAAACCAGATACTAAGAATAAGATTACCCTTAAAACTACAAGATCTACCTCTACTAAAAATAATGTTAAATCCTTCCAAAAATATGGCCAATCCTTTATTGAAAAACTTACAGAACAGCAACTCAGTGAAATGATTAGATTGTCTAATAAATTATACTATTGTAACAATAAACCAATATTAAGTGACGAAGAATATGATATACTAAAAGAGTATATTGAAGAAAAATATCCAAATAATAAAGCAATTAAGGAAGGACATTCAATGTGTAGTGTAGCTGTTGAAAAGCGTAAAATGGACCTTCCTTTTGAAATGTGGTCTATGGACAAAATTAAAAGTGAAAAAGATATTAAATCGTGGCTCAAAAAATACAAGGGAAAATATGTTATTAGTGCTAAAGTTGATGGGGTTAGTGCTGGTTATAGCACAAAATCGGGTAAACCTACACTTTTTACGAGAGGAAATGGTCGCAAAGGACAAGATATTTCACACGCAATAAAATATTTAAAACTTCCAGATAAGCCAAATTTGGAGATTAGAGGAGAACTTCTTATGCAAAAACAAGTATTTGATATGAATTGGAGTGACCGTTTCAAAAATGTAAGAAATATGATAGCTGGAACGGCTAACGCCAAGGAAAGTTTACCAGAAAGATGGAGTGATATTGATTTTGTAGCTTATGAAATCGTTAGTCCCGACCTTAAACCAAGTGACCAATTTAAACTTTTAAAAGCACTTAATTGTGTAACTGTTATTAACAAGGGATTAAAAAAAGTAAATAAGGAAAATTTAAGTGAATATTTACAAGAATGGCGTGATAATTATGACTATGATATTGATGGTATTATTGTTACAGACAACAAAAAATATCCACGTATTAGTGGAAATCCAAAACATTCTTTTGCTTTTAAAATGGTATTGGGAGACCAAATAGCTGAATCAAAGGTTGTTGATGTGATTTGGTCACCAAGTAAAGATGGTTACTTGAAACCTAAAGTTCAAATTCAACCTGTTGAACTTGGTGGTGCTGAAATTCGTTTCGCTACTCTACATAATGCTGAATTTGTTATTAAAAACAAGATTGGAATTGGTGCTGTGGTTCAATTGATTCGGAGTGGAGATGTTATTCCAAAGGTTCAAAAAGTAATTAAACCAGCACGTGAAGGAAAAATGCCGGACAAAAGTTATAATTATGAATGGAATGCTACTCATAAAGATTTGGTTTTAGTAGATGCCGCACAAAATAGCACTGTTCAAATGAAAATTATTGAGGACTTCTTCAAGAAACTTGATGTTGCTGGGTTGGGTAGAGGAAATGTAAAGAAAATTATGGATTCAGGATTTGATACTATCCCTAAAATTCTACAAGCATCTATTGAAGACCTAGAAACAGTTAAGGGGTTTAAGACAATATCCGCTACTAAAATTCATAATTCAATTCAACAACAAATTATGAAGGCGTCTATTAGTAAATTAGCTAGTGCTTCTAATATATTCGCGCGTGGATTAGGTGAAAAAAGACTAATTACCATTTTAAAGGAATATCCAGATATACTTGTTAGTAATGAAAATAACGAGGTTAAAATTCAAAAGATAAGTTCTCTTCCAGGATTTAAAACAAAAACTGCTGAAATGTTTGTTCCATACATTCCACAATTTGTTGAGTTCTTAACTTCTATTAATAGACAGGACAAATTAACACAAGTTATTAAGACTAAAAAAGTAATTCAACACGAACTTACTGGAAAAAGAATTGTAATGACGGGATTTGGTAAAAAAGAAAAAGAAGCTTTCAAGGAAAAATTAGATAATTATGGTATCAAATTAGGTAGTAGTGTAAGTAAAAAAACATTTGCTGTCTTGGTTAAATCATTAGATGAAGATACTGATAAGGCTGAAACAGCAAGAGAACTTAATATTCCATTACTCACTCCTCAGTCATTTCTTCAAACTTATGATTTGTAACTTCATATGCCTTTATAAAATTTTTTTTGTCATCATATTCCGCAGTCATAATATAAGGATAACAATGTTTTAATTCATTTTTCTCATCTCCCATTTTTTTATCCTTCAATTGTCCTATATAAGAACTATGACTAACAACAACTATTAATTTTTCTTCCATTTTACCAATATAATCCCATAATTTACTTATACGACCGTTTAATTCATCTATTGATTCTTCGTCTTTTGACCATAACATATTTTGTTCTATTTGTGTAAAATCAACACTTGGATATACTGTTTCTAACATTTTTCTTTCCTTTCTTATATTACATTTTTCAAATCCGCCTTGTGGATATTCAACTAAACAATCTAATGCTTTTATTTTTATATCATCCGAAAATATACACATCGCTGTTTGTAATGTTCTTGTTAATGGTGAAACTAAAACTATATCTGGCTTTCTTCCTAATTGGTTTATTTCTTTTAAAAACATTTCTCTACAATGGTAAGCCTGTAAAAATCCTCTATTCAACAATGGAGTGTCTATATAATCGCTATATGCCTTATTACCTAATTTCCAAAATAAATCATTATGTAAAGCATACCCGTGTCGAATAAAAATAATTTGTTTATTCATCTAATATACACATATATATAATCTTTAAATCGTTAGTTGATATTTAAAATTACTATCCAAATCTTGTTTTATATTTTTTATAATATTTAACTTTATTGCTTTTTGATATCTTTCTTTTAATTTTGTATTACTTACTAAAATTTTATCATTTTTTTTTAGAAAACTCATACTTCCACTACCAAATTTTTGATCATAACTCAACCCTTTTTCCCACTTTATACTTTCCTTCAATACTTTATTTTGAAATTTATTAAATATTTTTACTAAGTCTTTTTCCGTTGCCTTTTTCCATTTTTTATCGTAAATATATATATTATTTTTCTTATGATTAAAGCATTTAATGGGTAAATTATTATTACTACATTCTAATTTTAGAAATTCTTCTATAAATTTTTCCCACGTTTCGTTAAATATTTGATGTAAATGTGTTTGTGTAATATTAAGGTCTTTCAGCCAGTCACTATAAGTAAGTGTTACTTTGATATTTTTATTCAACCATTCCGTTATATTAATTTTTTTTATATCTTTATGGACTACGCGTTCTAATTCTTTTACCCTTTTTACTAATATTTCGTTTTGATTTGACAGTTTCTGTAAGAGTGTCCATATTTGTCTTTCTGTTGGAACCACCTCATCTAATACTATATCTGCCATTTCTAATTTACATAATATTTCATGTTCTTTTAATTTTTTCTTTGTTCTCGCACTTAATCCGCAATTACCGCATTTATGCATTTGATACTTATTATTATAATATAATTATTAAATCAATTTATTTATCATTTTATTAAGTATTTTAATAATATTATAAATATATAAATGAGTGGTGATTTATTCGGTTCGTGTATAAAAGGAAATCCATGTCCTAAAAAGTGTCTACCTGAAAATTATCAAGACCCAACATATCCCCAATTTGGAAATACTATCCCAGAATTTACAACTAATTCTACAACTAATAATCCAACAAATTCACAAAAAACGGTTTATGGAGGTTTACGTAATAGCAGACGAATTAAACAATATGCTTCTATGCATATTTTAGCCAAAGGTTCCTTAACAACGGTAAATAATACAATTAATAAAGGCACATTGGCTGAAAATATACAGACTGGAACTCCTAATAATAGTTATACTAATGTAGGTGGACCTGGAGATCAAGATATTTCTGTTCCTCTAGGTATTACTGGCTACGCAAGAGGTAATAAGGCAAGAGTATATTCTATTCCAGGTCGTCATAATGGTGTTGACGTTAAACATAATAGCTACAATAGATACTTAGCGCGTAAAAAAGGGTTGATTTTTAGAGGCATGAAAAGATGTGCTTCTTGTTAATTATATTTTTTGGTATTTCAAGTTTTCTCTTTATAATATATAATATGTCTAATAAAGATAATAATAATTCCCATTCTCAACAAGAATCATTAAATAGATTTAATAATGAATTTGTTGATAATCTATCCACATTAAAAGATAAACGTAAAAAATTAGTTAAAAAAATTAAAAGAGATGAAACTATTAATACACATTTAAAAGCTAAAATACAAACATTACAAAAAGAACAAACCAAAGTTGAAGCTTCTTTGGTTAAAAAAAACAAAAGTTTAGAAAAAATGAATATTACTATACAAAATACGTCAAGTGCTTACAATAAAATAATTGAAACTAGTCATGTTTTATTAGCCGTATTGAAAAAAGATTCCAACATTAAGGATTAATAAAATATATTTAAAAACTAATATAATAAATATATTTATATGAATAGATTATCTCAATTAAAAACAGTTCAATTAGAAGCAGCAGAACTTTTTGAAAAGAAAAACAAAGATTATGGAGATTCGTTTGCTGATTTTGGTCCGGTTGGAGTTATTATTAGAATGGGTGATAAAATCAATAGACTTTCCAATGTAACAAATAATAGCGTTAATCTTGTTAAAACTGAATCTATTAGAGATACGCTAATAGATCTTCATAATTATTCAGCAATGGCTATTATGCTTATGGATGAAAAAAAAGAAAAAAAACCTGAACCTCTCAAATCTATACCACGTAATGACTCATATGGTCATGAATTATCACTTCAAGATAATCTTAAAGCAGATTGTTTATGTGACGAAAATACAAGAGAATCCTCTTGGCCCCCCAGTGTTAATAAAAGATAAATTAACTGATTTTTGTTATATAAAATATAAATTCTCCTCCCTTTGGAATAAAATAATTCTCCCCACGACTTAATTTTTTTGAAATTGTACTACTATCTATGCTTATATCCTTGCCCAAACTTCTCAAATTTCCATATAATTCTATATGTTTGTCGGGAAATATTACTACATAACTATTCTTTTTTATAAATTTACTCATTTCTGCTTCTCCATTTATCATCTACTTATAATTATTATTTAAAATTTAAATAGTTATTATTATATATTATGGATTTTTATAATTGGTTTAATTTTGAATGTTTCTGGAGAAACGATAATAAGTCACTACAAGATAGTAGTAGTAAAAAAATAGGGGAAAAAAATAAAAAAGTTGAATATATAGATAATTTGATTTGTTCAGGTTGCTTTTGTTTTGTAGATTCACTTGATGATTACGAAAGAAGAGCAATAATGCTAAATAATCATTATGGATTCTGTTGTGATGATTGTTATAAACAATGGTTAAATCCTGCATTTCAAAAATATTTAGGAAAAATAAATAAAGATTAAGACATAATATGTATAATATAAAATGATTACAGATTTACTTATTGGGGGTATTGGTGGAATAGTTAGTAGAAGTATAGTAGCGCCAATAGAACTTAATAGATTACAGAGACAAAATAGATTTATACCCAATTCTACACTTTCTGATGTTTTTAAAAAAGAAGGACTTAGATTTTTTTGGAAAGGTAATGGTACTAATTGCGTTAGAGTATTTCCGCAACTTTCCATTAATTATTCCGTATTTCGTAAAACTAAAAAAATAAATGAAAAATACATTCATAATGATAATATTCTTAATTTTGTTAGTGGATGTTGTTCTGGATTTACAAGCATGTTGATTACATATCCATTAGAAACTACAAGAACTTATTTATCTCTCCAAACTAATAAAAATAAATATAAAGGAATATTTGACGCATTAAGAAAAATACCACCAAAACAACTTTATCAAGGATGTAAAATGAGCATGTATGGATTTGGTGGATTTAGTGGAATTCAATATACTTCCTATTATTATATTAATAAAACCATTAAAAATACACCATTTGATAGCAAACTCTTCGCAGGGGCCTTCGCTGGAACCTTTTCTGTTAGTATTACTTATCCTACCGATCTTGTTAGACGAAGACTACAATTACAAGGTTTTGATAAATCTGTTCCCAAATATAACGGCATATTTGATTGCTGTAGAAAGATTTTCAAAACAGAAGGAATTACAGGCTTCTATAGAGGACTTGGTGCTACCTATATCAAAACCGGACCTGCTGTCGCTATACAATTTTGGACCATAGAAACCCTCAATAAATATTTTAAAAATCAAGATATATAATATATGACTGATTTAAATCTTGAATTAAATATACTACAATACTCTAAGAAAGAATTAGAAGATTTATTTAATTTAAAACAAAATTATAAGTTTGATGATATTCATAAACAAGCTTTAAAGGTCAAAGATACTATTTTTGATATAGAAACTATAGATGATACTAGAAAGAAACAACTTTCTTCATTTTTAAAAGACGCTATGATTTATCTTCAAAATTACTATATTGCCCATTTTTTACACAAAAAATTAGTATAAATACTTATAATTATTTATAACTATTTATTAATGTCTATTCAACATCTTGAATTAAATACATTTAAACAAGTTTTTGATGTATCTAATAATAATAAAGCCCTTTACGGTGAAGTTCATACTGATTTTAATTTAATACATAAAATACTTGACCTTATTCCTCCTAATTATTATAGTAATCCCGATATTACTTGGTTAGACCCATGTTCAGGAAGAGGATACTTTCCTATGGTTCTATATAAAAGATTATATAATGGACTAGCAAGTGTTATAACTAATAATGATTCAAGAAGTAAACATATAATAACCAATAATATTTTTATAAATGAAATTAATATTCAACATAAAAAAGTTCTAACAAAAATATTTGGAGAGAAAAATAATATCTCATTTAAGAATTTCCTTGATTTAAATCAAAAGTTTGATTGTATTATTGGAAATCCTCCATTTAATATTAATGGTTCAAGCAAGACACCTACAAATAAAAAACTACAAAAAAAACTTGATGGTAAAAATTCATGGTGCTCTTTCATTAAACATTCCATTTCATTACTTAAACCCAATGGATTACTAGCATTTATCACACCTTCTATATGGATGAAAAATGACTACTTCTTTCATAATTTTATGAAACAATTTGAAATACTTAAAATAATCACATTGGATAATACCCAAACTAATAAGGCCTTTCATGGAAATGCCCAAACTCCTACTAGTATGTTTTTATTACAAAATAAACCATCCACTCACAAAACTCTGCTTTATGATAACATACTCCAATCTTATATTCCATTCAATTATGCTAATTGTAGTATTCCACTTTGTTATGCTAGTATAATTAATAAATTTAAACCATACGTAATCAAATATGGCTCCATAAAAGTTATTAAAACATCAATGAGACCTGGTTATAAAGATCTTATAATTGGACCTAGTTTAAACGGAAAAACTGGTTATCCTAACATTAAATCTTGTAGACTTAATGGGCTGAAACCACAATTAGCTGTTAACTTTTCGAATATACCTTGTAGTTATTGTGGTATACCCAAAGTTGTATTAGCTCATAAAATGCACGGATTTCCGTATCCTGACCTTGATGGATTATTTGGTATCTCCAATAGAGATAATTATGTTATATTAAAAAAAAACAAGCAAGATTTATTAAAAATATATAAATTTCTCTCCAATAATTTTTTTGTGAAACTTTTTGAGTCAACAAGATATAGAATGAAATATCTAGAACGTCATATATTCGAGTTCATTCCTGATATATGTAATATACCTAACTTTCCTGAAAATATTTCTCTTCAAACCATTTATAATTTTTTCCAAATTAGTGAATTGGAGAGAAATTTTATTAAAACACATACCAAAAAACATTATGAATTTTTTTAATCCGCTTTACGCACCATTACAATACCTTTCATATCTTTTCCAAAGCTTGTTTCATCTACCTTTTTAAAACCATTTTTTCTATAAAATCGTATTGCTTTCTTATTATTTGAACGAACATCTAATATTAAGTTGGTTTTCTTATGCTTCTTCATGAAAGCCTTAAATACCTTCTTTGCCTTACCATTACCTTGATTCTTATTTACAAGTTGATTTATTTTAATATCACCTGGTTTTATTTTAAACTTATATTTATTAACCGAAACCTTATATTTAGTATAAGTTAATACTACACCATTTCTGTATATTAATGTACCATTCTTTTCGTGTTTATCTAAAGTTCCTGTTAAAAATCTAAAGTAACCACGTGGAAATATATCAGGATATTGTTGAAATATTTTTACAATTTCCTTCACTTTCTTAGACTTATTTCCCCCTCCACTTAATTTACGCGTTTTATTTCTCCTTGATCTATTTTTCCTTCTTGTTTTCATATATATATTATGTTTTGATTATATATATGAAAAAATCATACAAAAAACGTAGCAGAAAAAGAAGCACCAAAAAAAGAGCACGCAAAGCACGAAGAAGAACTAAAAAAGCTGGCGATCGTAGTAAATTAGCAAGGGCAGTAATGAAAAGGCAATTTCAAAAAAGAGCACATAGACTACAAAATACTCCTGGAGCAATCCGTCAACTTCAAACTCTTCCATTGGACAATCCAGATGCTGACTTTGCTGATTATCTCGTTGTGGATCGTATGAGGCGCCAAGGACAGCACGTTGGAATGGCTGCTAAAAGAAAAGAAGCTAAAAGAAAAGCAACTAAAGAAGCATACAAAAGATCACAAAAAAGAAGAAAAATAGATCCGCGTCCTAAAGCTATAAAAATGACTGGCTCTTTTACATTAGGAAATCGGGGAGGTAGAAGAAAACGTAAAACACGCCGCCGAAGACGCCGTTAAACATAATAAAATCTTCTATGAACGTAATTAGGATGGGCGTTCTGTTTAATAAATAATACCTCAAGTTCGCTTAATTTTACATAATATTTTATATTATTAAATTATTAATATATATTATATGACTATTACTCAAGATGTTATAAAACTAACAAATAAAAATTTATATTGGACAAATATACTACTTATTCCATCAATTATTATAATCTTTTTAATTGTTTTAGATATTTATAATTGGAAAGATATATCTTTCCAAGATAAATCGACCTATTTATATATTTGGAGTGGATTTTTTGTATATATGATTCTTGTCTTTGTATTATCTTCACTTTACCATTATACATATTTTATAGATTCACACATATTAAAAAGTATTGCTAAATTAGACGTATATACAGCTCCTTTATTATTTATCATTTTATTAATTATTAACATTATATATGTATCATTTATCAGAAGCAATTGTAATATCAGACATATTAGTAAAAATATTGATCCATTATATATAATTTCAAGTGGATTTAGTATATTAGGTTCAATATCTTGGATAACAAAAAGAATTTTATATAAAGGATATACGAAAAAAGGATTAATCTATAAATTAAAATGGATACAAACACATTCATTCTTTCACTACGTAACGTATACAGGTGTTTTGTTATTTCTTTCACTATATTATATTGAAAATATCCAAATTTACAAATATTTATTTGTAAATAAAGAAAAATGCTAATTATCACGAATATCAATAAATAAGAAAATTGAAATAAAAAATACGATAAAATAATTTAACACTCACCTTATCCTAACTACTTTATACATGTCTCAAACACAGCAAAAGATAATCGGTAGGTTGTTGGCTGCCGCCAGCGAATCAACACAACAAACAAGAGTTGCGGCTGCTATTTGCCGTGGTAGTAAAATATTAGGTATTAATATTAATAATCATCGTTCTAAGTATGGTGACCAGATTAAATGTTCCGGACATGCTGAAGTAGCTTGTATTCACAAGCTCTTCCCTTATTACTTCAAAAATAATTTAAAAGGGTCGTGGGTTTAGCAATAAGAAATTTAAAAGAAAAATGAGAAAATTAACGATTTACATAGCAAGACATCGCCCGTCAACTCCGTATCAATCAGCACATTCACATCCATGTTCTAATTGTTCTTCTGTAATAAAAAAAATAGGTATCAAAAAAATTGTATATGTTGATGATTATGGAGAAATAAATAAGTGTAAAACGTGTGATTATAAAACAAATTATATTACACCAGGTTATAAATTATATCACCAGCTAAATATTACACCTGATTAATACATAAAGAAAAATTATTTAATTTTTTTATAATACATGGCACTAAGAAGAACAAAGAAAACAAGAGCCTTGAGTAAAGACGGATTGACTTTATTTAACTTATGTTTACAAAATGAAGAAGAAGAAGAAGAAAAAAAAATACCACAAAAAACCCAGAAACTTACCAAAAGTTGTATTAGAGGACTTTTTTATAAACTTTTTACTACTAACTTTGATATCGAACTAGAAAAATCTGAAGAAAAATTTAGAGACGGTACTCTTAGCCTTTATTCGTTTTTAGATAATAAATCTATCAAAAATATACCTAACTTTTTTAATAACGCGGTTGTAAATCTTGTATATATTATTTTAGTAACAGATGGAAAACTCAATAAAAAACGGAAAATTTCCAAAAACTTATTGTTTTATTATTCCTTGGCTGAACACGCGATGAAACATAATGACCATAATACAGCCGTTTTACTAAGAGCAGCACTAGATAATACAGCAATTAGGAGACTTAAATTACACGAAACTAAACAAATGAAACGTGTTAAAGCAAAATTTGAAGATATTTATGGATCTTTTCTCAGTTGTAATGCTAGACATTTAAAAGCCATCCTTGATAATAAAGACATTAAATTTCTACCTTCATTACTTATATTACTTATGCATTTAAATAAAACTAAAGAATACGCCAAGTCTTATAGAGCATTGGGAAAATTTCCCAAAGAATTAGAGAAGAAAAATAAACAACTCCAAAATATAGCTAACAATTATTATATAGAATATTCTGGTTTTAGAGAAAAAATTATTGATTTATATACCACAGACCCTCACGAACTAGAATTGTTAAAAGATAGCAATAAATCTAATATTAGCACTAAGTTATTTGAATTATCAAATAAAATTAAAAATTGATTTAAATAACAATTATTAATATCCTTATACAATTAATGTATAAAGATAAACCCTTCCATATAGGAACCGTTAGATTTACAAATAAAACATATCAAGAAAATCTGGAATGGAAGGCTAGAAAAAATCATAAAGGATGTATATATGGACTAGATACAAAAGTTACTAATACTATTAATAAGGGTTCATATATATTTGTTATAGAAATGAATAATGATAAAAATAAAATAATGGGAATTGGACTTATTAAAAATATAACAATACCCACAAATAGAAGCAGAATTTATGAAGAAGAGGTGTATAATCAATATGTATATAAGGGAAAAAACCATATTACAAGAGAAAACTTACTAGAAATACATAAAGATACGATATTATTTTTAGAAAATATGTTATTTCGAGGACCACATCATTTTAAAAGAGGAAATGGTTGTACTATTTTAACAAGTGATAGAATATCACAAGCAGAATACTATAATAGACCAATCCAAAAACGTGTTTATAGATGTAAAATTTGTGGAAAAATTAAAAAAGGACATACATGTCCTGGAAAAAGAGTGAAATTAGTTCCATTAGAAAAGAAATGTAAAATATGTTTTCAAGTTAAAAAGGGACATATTTGTACAGGAATAAAAAAAAATTTAATATTATTAAATATTGTTTTAAAATTCTTCTCAAATATATTTTAATTTACCATCCCATTTACCTTGCAAAACAATTTTTCCATTTTTTACTAGAGGATAAAATAATCCTTTTATATTATCAGGTTTTTTCATTTCAACTTTAATTTCTTGAATATTTATTTTTGGTGTAGAGAAATTCGCATCTATAATGGTGATTCCATTATTATAAGCTTTTCCTATTTTACATAATTGGTTATTACAATATATACGCACCCTCTCAAATTTTTGAAATTCTTCACTAATATTTGACCACATTTTAAATAACCCTACCATCTTTTCCTTATCAGTCATTAAATTAGTGAAATAGTTTTTATAGTCTTTTACCACAGGTCCTTCACGGGGATCGATTGCGGTCGGATACCTTGGTCTAGGACCTATTTCTCTAGCAAATGTAGTCATAATATTATATATAGATATAGATACTTCTGTATAAACTGCTCCCATCAGTTCAAATACATCCAAAATATGCCTTTTTTTATCATTTTGTTTATCACGTTTCATTAATGTAATTTTAAAATTTTCTTCGGTAATTTTCTTCATAAGGAATTTTACACGTAAATCTTGATTGTCTCTATTAAGATTTAATTGTCTTCGTAAATCTCCCAATTCTGTATCCATAAAATGATTTGCTCCTCTATGAAATTGTGATAAACATGTAAAGAAACTAGGAAGTCGTATTTGTTTTTTAGGAATTCCATTAGCATAATTATTAACAATATCAACATAACTGTCTTTACTATCACGAGTTTCCCACCATAAATAATAACTTGGTTTAAAATATTCTGAATTTTGATAAAGATGTATTAAACATTCAAATATATGCTTTTTATGCTGTTCAAATGGTCCAAATACTTCACGTCTATTATTACCATATCCTCTATATCTTTTATAAGTTCCACCATGACTATTTTCCCCAAATATTGCTCTTAGTCTATCATTCCAACTACGATGATCTGGAATTCCTCCACAAATTTGAGCATTTGGAGCATTTATAACAGCACCACCTCCCTGTCGCTGAAATTCATAAAAGTGTGGATTATGAATAACACCATTTACTCTCATTCCTGTTCTCCAAGAAAATGCTATTTTACAACAAGTACACCACATTTGGTCACATCCTGATATTTTAAAGATAGGAACACCGCAACAAGGACAACCTTTGGTTTCCGCCTTAATTAATTTCGCCGACTCCAAACTATTTGGATCACAAGTATGTTGGGCGTCCAACTGTTGTTTTGTTAACTCATCACTTGTTTTTCCCTTTATTTCAAAACAATCTGGACATACCCAAGTAGAGCATATACCACATTTCCAAGATGTTGATAAGAAACCTTCACAATCATCAACAGGGCACTTTTTAACAAACACCTTCTTTTCTTTTTCTTCATTACCACCATTATAACTTATTTGTAATTCATTTCTTTTCTGTCTCTTTTTATACTCAAGTCTAATAAGTTTTTCCTTTAATATATCACGCTCAATATCAATCTGTTTAATATCTTCCTTAATTATATTTTGTTTTACTCTTACTTCCACAACAGGCATCGTTTCAGGAAATCTTGACTTTTCTGTTTCATACATTAATTCTTTTCTATGAAGTTTATATTCTTTATTAAAATATGATTTTCCAATAGACTTCATAGTTTCTTCTCTTGACCATCCTTGTTTACATCCCATACAATGAGCATCTGTTAGTTGTCCCATTAAATATTGTCTTATACAATTTTTACAACTTTCCAAATTACATTTACTACAAACCGTCTTGGAACGACTTGATCTGTTAAACTGTTCACAACAGATTTGGCAATCGGAGTTACACTGTATTTTTGATGACATGTTATTTATTTATTTATAATACATATAACTATATTATATTTGTATTCAATTTTCACCGAAAAAATACTTAATATATTTATTTTAAACAAGTTTAAAATAAACCTTATATTAATTAATATATGACTTCACTATCAGTAAATCCCCACCCCTCATACAGTGTAAAACTTTGTTTAGATAACGTAGATGATACTATTAAATCAGCATATAAATCAAAAATTACAAAATTATATAATTCACGATTTACAAATGATCATCCTGATTCAGGATTTGATTTATTTGTTCCACAAGACGTTACTATTCCACCTGGAAAAATTACACTTATTAATATGAAAGTAAAATGTTCTGTTACTAAAACATCAAAAAGCCCAACATTAGGAAATATTACTACCGAAAAACCAAGTCCTTATTATATGTATGCTCGTTCAAGTGTAAGTAAGCGTGGAATTATGCTTGTAAATTCAGTAGGTATCATTGATTGCGGTTATAGAGGGAATCTTATGGCTGCTTTTTTTAATACAACAGATAATCCTGTAACAATTCTTAAGGGAGACAGGATTACTCAAGTTTGTATGCCTGGTCTCAATTATGATTTTACAGTAGATCTTACAAATACTCTAGAGGAAACTCAACGTGGATCAGGAGGAATTGGTTCAACAGGAAGATAGAGTATTAATAAATAAAGAACCAAATAAAAAGAACTAAATAAAAGGCACTACAATAACAATATTATATTTTATAAGTATTTTTATTTATAAAATATAACTTAATATATTATAAGATGGATTTCAATAGTTTTAATGAACAAGGAAATAAACAATCTAAAAATAAAACATTTGATATTAACGAATATAATATAGAAGACCTGGCAGGAATATTAAATTTAACCCAAGAAGCACCTATAAATAAAGATAAAATAGACGAAAAAATCAAAAAACTTAAATATGAATTAAGAAATAATACAAAAAAGGACCAAATATTCCCTTTTTTAGAAATGGCCGCCAAAAAACTTAAGAAACAATTACAAAAATTTAATAAAGAAACCTGGGAAGAAGCATATGAATACGATGATAGTGAAGCAACTAATGTTTTAAAAAAACAATATCAAGATATAGAATTTCCAGAAAAAAATCTTATATTAAATCAACAATCAAATATTATTGGACGTGTTAAACAAACAATACAAGATAAAATGGCTATACAGGGAACAGTTCAAGGAGATAAAAATCCCATTCAACGAAAAACTATTAAAAGAACCGTTAATTTTGACTCTCATTATAGACAAATTTTAGACCCTTCTGCTGTGAACTGTTCATTCATAACAAACACTGACCCTTCACAACTACTACAAAATCCACAAGTTAGACTTTATACTTCTACTAATTATACCGTTAATCTTAATCAACCATTAACAAATGTAGTTGATATTACTGTTGATAATGTAGAAATACCTTATAGTTGGTATGTTTTTTCTGAAGACTATGGAACTAATAGATTTCAAGTAGACATACCTGAAATTACTGATGGTCCTATAGACGTTAAAATACCTGAAGGAAATTATTCGAGTTCTAGTACTTTACTTAGTCACATTAATAGTGCCCTCAACAGTATCCCTATATTTGAAGATAGCACAGATATGCTATCAAACTATATACAATTCCCTCAAACGGACACGACTGCTATAAATAATAAAACTGTAATTAAAAATATATCTACCAATATTGATGTAACTTTTCACTGGTATATACAAGATTCAAAAGCTTCATCATGTGCCGCACCTTCCAGAGAAACACCTAATTCTTTATTAGAGCCTCCAAAACCCGGTAATAAAATAAATTATAATTTAGGATGGCTTTTAGGATTTAGAACTCAAAGTTCAATAATAAAAGCTGGCGATTCTTTAACAGCCCCATCTACAATCGATACATATGGACCAAAATATTTATTATTAACACTTGATGATTATAATAATAATAAACCCAATAAAGATCTAATTTCATTAATTGATAATACTAGTAATAATTTCACATTACCTGGATATTATAAGCCTCAATCTATGAATCCTTCTATTGGGGTTATTGGAAATAATAATATATTATATCAACCAGGTCATGTAAATAAACCTGGATATGAATGCGTTGATGTAGCTGGGCCACCTGCGAATAGAGGGTGTGCTGAAAATGATATTAATAGTGATTTACCAAGTAATTTAACTGAAAAACAACAATATTCTGTTGCTCAAATGATACAAGCAAATGCTACTAATAACAAAAAACCAATATATTCATCACCCAATTCTACTGATATTTTATTACGAATACCGATTAATAATCCACCTGATAATAGTAATCAAATCTTATCATTTAAAAATGATAAACCCGAACAAACCAAACGTATTTATTTTGGACCTGTAAAGTTGAGAAAATTTAATGTTCGTTTATTAAATGATAAAGGATTTGAGATTAATCTTAATGATAGAGATTGGTCATTTTCTATATTGGTTAATCAACTTTATCAATTTTAAGATATAACACAACACTCGTACAAATGTTCCCTTGGTTTTGACTTACTAGTATTTGATAATTTTATACGAAGATCATCTAATGGACTTTCCTTAAATGCTACTATTTCTTCCCTTTTACTATATAAATGAGCTGTAAACTTCTTTATCGAACAAAATGTATTTTGACCAGTTTTTATACTTATTTCAGAATATAAGCAATTTAATCTTTTTGCTAATTCTTGACCCTCAAAACTATTTACCATTCTAATTTCATCTATTTTATTAGCTAATATTAATATTGGATAGTCTTCTCCCGAATTCTTCTTCAATTCATTATACCAAAATTCTACCCTATCAAACGATGACCTTTCATTAACATCATACATTATTATAGCACCCCCTACATCTTTGTAGTAAGTTCTTATTAAACTAATAAAATTTTCCTGACCTGCCGTATCCCACATTTGTAGTTTTACCAACTTACTATCCTTCATTTTGAATATTTTGGTAGAATAATCTACCCCTATTGTAGGAACTGATTTTTCATTATACATATCATATATTAATCTCTGTGTTAATGCTGTTTTACCAACAAAACACTCACCAACTAATACTATTTTACAACTATAATTATAAGCATACATAATATATTATGTAAAAATATTATTTTTTATATAATATATAGATGTCAAATAATAAATTAAAAGACGGATTTAGTAATATTACAGAATCAAATAAAACTATATGGAGAGCTGACCAATTTGGAAAAAGAGTAGTACAATCTCCCGACACATTCATTATATATACATTGATGGACAATGGAACATATCCTTCTTCTTACAAAATTGGTAGTGATAAACATAAAAAACTCAAAAAAGAACTTATACGAAGAATTCATTTATTTTATAAATCTGGAAAAGCATACAAATCTTCCATAAGAAAAACTATTAAAAAAAAAAAAGAAAAAAATAATATAAAAAAAAAAAAAAAAAAAAAAAAAAAAAAAAAAAAAAAAAAAAAAACAACATTATTAAAAAAAAAAAA